GCAATCCTCTAAGGCGGTTGCGCTGTTCTTGTCGCCGGGCTGCACCGTGAGCGTGTGAGGCGCTGAAATCTCTACCGGACCGTACGCGGTTGCGAGCAACATCCGGCCTTTGGACAAAATGGCTAGGTTTTGCGTCTTGTGGACTGCGCCTATTAGCGTCACACCGGCTGGCAGCGTGATTTCCCTTGCAACCATGCCCGGGGCGAAGTAATGGCGAACCTGGCAATCAACCTGCGGCACCTGGTCCACCAGCGCATGCAAACGGTCCACCCTGGCCCGGTGAAAACCGAAGCCGCGCCCGTAGGTGATCCTCATTGGTTGCTCAGGATGTTGATGCGGCCGTTGTTGTTGCTGTTCTGCGGGCCGTTGTAGGCAAGTCCAGGGACAACCACGTTGGCGCGCTTGAGGCTGCGGCGAGCGCCTGCGCCAATCTTCATCTGCAACGGGCTCAACTCCATGTCATACATCCCGGCCAATTCCTCGGCCAGTGAGTACATCAACGCCTTGCGGTAGCCTTGGGGCAGGCTGTAGGACGTGTCCAGATCCACAAACTCGGTAAGCTGGGACATCACTTGAAGGTGATATTCATTGGTGCTTGGAACGGGCCACACGTACACGGTGCCAGTCGGAGAGTCTCCGGTGTAATACAGCACCTCTGGGTAATCTCCAGACACGGTTTTCAGGCGAATGTTGTTGTATTCGTCAACATCAATAATCCGCAGCGGGTAATCAATGCCGCTTCTGCGATAAAACGCGCCCTCGATGCGAACGGGGCGCGTCGTGTTGATCTGCATGGATGGGCCAATCGTTGCCGACGCCCCAGAAAATGTCGCCACCACATCAGTAATGGTGAAGATGTACAGCCGCTCAAGGTTCCAGCCGTCCACCAGGTTATTAAGCATGACCAACCCGTCGTCTGCAGACGTAGAACTCATCGTTTCAAGCGGCGACAGGATGCCCGCAAGTTTGAGCGCTCCCTGTATCGTTGATCGGGCGGTAACTGCCATGGTTAAGCCTTGTCGATTTCCGCAGACAGCCTGGCATCAGACCAGCGCTTGTCTACTTTCACGCCTTTGGCCTCAGCCTTGGCAACGAGGGACGCGCGGTCAACTGGCACAGGATCACCCAAAGGAACATCCGCCGGGCTTTCGTACCATTTGCCTTGCAGCGCCGCATGCTCTTCAGCGTTTGCGACGATCAGCGACTTTTCAGCGCTGAATAACCACTTTGGGTAATCCTGCTTCACGATGGGACGCCGCCGTAAAGGTCAGACTCGGGGCGCATGATGACAATCTTGAAGTTGCCCGCAGCCGCATTGATGGCGCCGGCCGTGGGATTCACAAAAGTCACGCTGACCGTGTTTGCCGCTTTGACGCGGAAGCCAGCAATGCCCAAGCCTTCGGTTGCCGTGGTCATGGTGACCTGCACGGCGATGTCACCGGCAAGAACGCCAGGGACCGTGAAGTCCTGCTCTGCCGCCGTGATGGTGGCGACCGAAGCCGGATCTAGTGTCAAGCTCACGACGTAGATGCCGCCGATATTGCCGTCAATAATGCCTTGCATAGTGTTTCCTTGTTGAGTTGAGAAACAGGGGGCCAAAGCCCCCTGCTTATGCTTAGCCCGTGACGCGCACAGCCCACTCAGGACGCAGCGCACCGTAACCAGCCATCAAGTCGAATCGGCTGATCCGCTTGTTGTTGGTAATGTCGAAACCGCGCACAAAGCGCAGATTCACACCCTCATAGGTGATCTGCTCGGCCATGTCCATCCCGTTGGGGACATCCATAGCGACGGTGACCATCGTGAAGGCGTCCTTGTGGAAGATCATGTTTTGCGGGTAGGCAGTCGAAGCCGTACCAGTCACCACCGTGACGGGGGCGTTGTCGGCAGGCAGCGCGCTGACGTTCTGGTAAGCGCCGGCCGCGATGATGGCCGGCGACAAGATCAGCGTGCCGGCACCGCCAGCAGACGAGGACACGTCAGCCGTGACCACGAATTGCTTGAGGTATGGCAGCACGTTCTTGTTTTCCAGATTGACCGCGTAAACGCCAGCAAGCGTCACAACGTCGCCCTTCTTCAGGCGAGCAGCAGCGGCAGCGGTCCAGCCCTTTGTCAGCAACGAGGTCGTTGTGGCGTAGGGGTTTTCCGTCACAACCGCAGTCGTGGTGCCTTGGTTGGCGCCATCAACCAGCGGAGTACCACCCAGAGGGCCAACGGTGTGCGTTGGCACGTTCTGGCTCATCTGGAAGTCCATGCCCAGATTGGTCTGCAACAGGCCAGTCTTGGTTTGCTTGCCGATGATGCCGCCGTCGTTCAACAGACCTTTCAGGCCGTCAACCATGTAAGCCATGGCCAGCGGGTTAAGGGTCGCAGTACGCAGGCCATCACGCGGGCAAGCCACGTCGTCCAGAATAGCCGCAGCCTTGAGCATTGCCAGGGCAGTGCTTGGGGTTGTGCCAGCCGTGCCGGACCAGTTCGCCACCGACTGGTAAAAGCGGGTTGCGATGCGGGCGTCCAGCTCTGTCGCCAGGCGCTTGCCAGCAGGCATCATGTAACGCTTGCTGAATTCGTCAACGGACAGGGTGCGGTCGAACTCGGTGAAGTCGAAGTCAATGCCGAATTCAGGCTCCACCGTGACAGGCACGCTGGTTTCGTTCACGTCCTGCAGCGATGCGGTGGCACCGTCGCGGACACGGAACTGCACAGGGCGGCGGGGATAAACCGTCGCGCCGGCTTTCATGCCTTTCTTGGCGAATTCGTCGTTGAATTCGGTGTTGATCGCGCCCAGGAATCCGGACTCGTTGTGAAGCACTTGCATCGTCTTGTTCAAGATGATGGTGCTGGTGATGAGATTGTCAGCCATGATTTACTTACTTTCTGGCGCGTGACGCCAACAGTTTTTCGTTCTCCCACGCAATCCATCGAGCCGTGTCTTTGGGGTCAGGAGCGGAACTGCTTCCGCCCCCGGACTTGACCGGCTGCGGTGGTTTCGGGGCGTTGCTTGTTTGGGGTTTCGCCTCTTCGCCCATTTCTCTTTCGAGTTGGGCAACGCGGCGGATCTGACGGGATGGCGATAGCTCGGCGAGTTCGGCGGCGAGGTCTGGCTTGTCGGCGAGGTACAGAATTACCTTGTGAGGTTCGTCTGCATCAAGAATTGCCGACATGACCGGGGTTGGTTTTCCTTTGGCATCGAACGCCGAACCAATTTCCTCAGCCAAGGTCTTCAAGGACTCGGTAAATTGCTTACTTGCCTTGTTGCCCTTCTCAAACACCTCGTTGCAGCGGTCGTTGAACTGCTTTACTTCAAGCATTTCACGGGCGCGCGCTTCGGCTCGCGTTTCTACGTCATCTGGCGTCAGTTGATGGTCTTCATCGCTCTGCTTCGGTTGCCGCGACTGGTCAAGCTCGGCGCGAAGTTGGTACTTCTCGCGGGTGAGTCGATCAATGCGACGTTGCAAGGCTTTGGCCGCTTTATCAGCGTCCGTGGCTTTTTCATCGGCAGGGGTCTGGTTCTCATCGGTTGTCAGCGGTGCGACGGCTGGGGTTTCTTGCGCGGTGTCACCCGATACGACTTCGGGAGTAGTGTTCTCAAGGGTCATAGCGTCCTAGCTAAGTGGTGCATCGCCAAAACCGGGCGAAGGCGGCTGCTCTACGTCTTCTTCAGGCGTAAAAAAACCCGCGTCTGCGGGCTGTTCTGGTGGTTGCATCGCCGGGTATGGCGGTGCTTGCATTTCTTGCGGTGGCGGCTCAAGCTGCTCGGGGATGCCCATGCTTTCGCTTGGTGGCTGGCCTGGGTCTGGCTGCTCCATGGCTTCGCGCTGCGTCTCCTGGGCTAGGCCCTGCACCTCAGCCGGATTCATCAATGGACCAAGAACCTGAATCCGCTTGGTGATGGCGTCGTAAGCCTTTGTGTTGGCCTCTACACGCTTGACTTCAATTTCAGCCATCGAGGCCTCTTTGTCGCCTTCCAGCTTGTCTACTTCGTTGCCGGCGTTCTCCAAAGCCTCGGCCATTTGCTGCATCTGTTGCTGGAGCTGTTGCATCTGGCTTTTCATGCTCGCAACAACGGCCTGAGCCTCGGGCGGAAGCTTGTTGTCCTCCTGCTCCATCGCCTGCACTTGCGGCGGGGCCATGGTCAGCAGCAGCTTCGCCACCTTGTCGGCGTCCGGCCAATCCTGCATGCGCGCCCAGGTGGGGCCAAGCACGGCCATCAACTCAGGGTTACGGCTGACTATCTCGGTCAGGGCCTCGGAGGCTTCCTGGCGCATCGTGGCGTAGGCTGGGCCTGCCTTGACTCGCACGTCATAAGTGCCAGATGCGGGGTTAATCACAGGCTTATCGCCCGCGTGGTTGCTTTCTGCCTTGGGGTTGATCTGCACAACCTTGGCGTCACCATTCAACCCAAGAATCCGCGTTTCCCGCTTGGTGTTGTAGTAGCGCGGAATCATGTTCACAACGATCCGCCCAATATGCTCAATAGACCGGCGCTGGTTGTCCACAAAGTGATAAGTCGCCGTGTCGCCTTCGCGCTGGTCCTGCATCTTGGCGCGGCCTGATGTCGCATTGCTTGGGGCCCCAAGGTTGCTCTTGTACATGCCAATAGCGGCTTGCATGTCGTCGCTCGCCATCTGTGCGCCCTGCACAAAGGCGGCGGGGATCTGAGGCGGGTTCAGGCGCTGCGGAGCCGGAAGCTGCCGGCCTTCTGCGTCCAATGCGTTGTAAGGCAAATAAGCGGCGTTCGACGTATTGGCGGCTTGCCACTGAGGCTCAAACTGTTCGACCGATTCAAACGGCAGGATGAATGGAGCCTTGGGCTGCATCGAAATCATCTCGATTTGTGCGCTGCGCTCGTAGTTCTTTGCCCTCTGGCCGTCCATGAGTTGGCGAGTCAGGCCGCACACATAGCGCTTTCCGTCGATCCACAGTACATTGCCGTACACCGGAACCAGCGGCACCCACTGGCACAGCACAATGGTTTCCTCAATGATGTCGTCACCGGTCATCAGGCACCATTCAACTGTGCGATCCTCAGCCATGTACTGCGCTGTTACCTGCGGCTGATAGCCCAGCTTCCCAGCCTCGGCCCAATAGGCATCTTCTGTCAGCGTCTTGCTTGAGCCATCAGGAAGCACGACATCCAGGCGATTGCTTTGGGCGGTCTTGAGCTTGTAATACTCACAAATGCGGATGGCTGTGTCGTTGAACCAGCCTTTATTACCACCTTGCCACGATGTCTGCGCCTTCTTCAGTCCGTAAGCCTTCTCGAAAGCTCGCTTGCTCATCATGGTTTCAATGAAACCGTCCGTTGCGTCTGAACCATCAGGCTCGATGGACTCAGGCGACAGCATGCAGGACAAGGCGTCTTGCACACTCTTGATCCGCACGTCCTGCTCGTTTAAGCGGGGATTCGTTACCTCAGTGGTGACCCTGATCCAGCCGGCACCACAGCGTGCAGCGTGTTCAATGGCGGTGTCATAGGCAATCGATGCGCGAGACGTGTACTCAATCTGGCGAATCATCCCCTCGATGCTCTGGGCGGTCTGTATGTCTGCCCCGCTATCAACGGGAAGCACCTGAATACCTGGCTTGTTCTGCCGGGCATCGTTGACCACCTGATTGATGTACTGGTTTGTATGGTCAAACGTCAGGCACGGACGCGCTCCACCCGGCGCCGTCTCTCTAGCCTGCCTTACCTTGTCGTCCCACTGCTTGGGATCGGCCGGGTTGCTGAATTGCAAATCTTCCAGCATCCGCTTGCGCTGCTCGGAGAAATGGTCCGAGAAGTCGTCATAACGCTCGCGATACGACTGGAGCTTGTCTTGTGCCATTACGCGTAATAACTAACGTTGAGAACGGCAGAGGCGGTCACTTCGATGAACCTGATCTTGGTCAGTTCACCGTCGTAGTCGATGCCAGCACCAGCGGCCAGCGTCATGCCGATTGATGCGGTTGGGTTGGTGCCGTCGTCACGCCAGCTGACAGCCTGCGTCTTGGCCTCAATGCGGCACATACGCGCACCATCCGGCACGGTCAGGCCCTTGACGGTATTTAGGCCGGTAATCTGCTGGAAGCCCTTGTTTTCCGTCTGTTCTTTCTTTTGCATATCAGTCCTTAAGCGGCCATCCAGCCGATGTTTTGTTGCGGTGCAGCGGGGGCGCGGGGTTTCTTTGGCTCTCGCACCATGCCGGGGAATAATTCAGTCAGCACCCATATCCATGCGTCTGCGCGGTTCGGGCTGCGCTCTCCGACATAACCAACAGTTGAGAACGCCACCAATTCATCCTCTAGATCAGGGAACTCGCCAACGTGGCGAACCTTGCCCTGCTCGTACAACGCAGAAAAGGGCTCAGCACGCACTGCCTTGCCCCTGGTTGCCGTAACTGCCTTGTATGGAGTCCTTGGCCGTGCGGTCTGGATCGTGTGCTGCACCATCGCGCCGCCGTAGTTAATCTCGCCAACCACCACATCAGCCCTGTGTCGGTCGAAGGCGCTCACAGCCACTTTGGCCCATGTCGCAGGACCAGCCTTGACCGTGCAGTCCTCAAGCAGGTAAGCGTTGCCGTCAGTTCCCAACGCACCGACACAAATGCCGATGGCGTCGTTGTCAGCGTTGTCAATGTCACCAGAGCCAGACGGATCAACACCCACCACAACGCGCACAAAGTCAGGCAATGTCTCGCCGCTAACCTGGCGCCATTTGTCGATCACCTCATCCGTGAACAACGCATTGGGTGTGGCGTCAGCAAACTCACCCTTAAGAAATCGCTTCTGTAGCCTGGCGCTCAGGTTGCGCAGCGTGTCCAAGTAGCCGGCTGACACGTTTTCGGCGTTGTCCTGCGGGTTGATCTGAAAATGCGCGTAATCGCCGGGGTTGTGGATAGGCTGCTTTGTCTCGGGATCGCGCTTTTCTACAAACAGTCGGTAGGTCCAATGCACCTTGGACGGCGGGTTGCAGTCGTAATACATGCGCGGCTTGAGCGCTACAGGCTCCTTGCCGTCAATCACCTGGTTAACCTGCTGGGCTAGCCGCGTGACTGCGATATCTCTTGATCCTTGCGGGATCTGGCTTGATTCATTGAGGTAGATGGTTACAAACTCCATCCCCAAAATCTTCTCTGTCCGCTCCTTGTCATCCAGTCCGGCAAACCAGATTTGCGAGCCGTTCTCAAACTCTGCAAACCAGTCGGTCTTGCTCAGCGTGTACTTGACGCCAGGAAAGGCTAGGTCCATCACCTTCGGGAAGGTGTCCATTACCACAGATGCCTTGATGGCGTTAAACCGAAAGCGCAGGATGGCGTGACGACTCTTTGGAGCCTTCAATGCCCGCATACATACATTGCGCACCAATAAGAACGTCTTCCCACTCCTTGAACCACCGAATAGCATGCAGTGCGTGGCTTCGCCGGCCAGCACCTCCTGTGCGGCCAGCTGCCTTGCTGTGAGCTTCACAGCCGCTCGTCTAGGGCGCTGGCTTGAATAACGACAGGCCCGCCACCCTCACCCGTGATCTGTAGCGGTAGAACCTTACCCAGCAACCCGGAGAATGCCTTCACGTCCTCATCAGCCACGCGCTTGAGGTAGCCGATCAGGCCGCCTTTTCCCTTTAAGTCGCCACCAGACTGAGCGGCAGCAGCCAGGATCGCGTCTTTAAGCGCTGCAGTCGTCTTGTTCGGCACGCCAGCCTTACGGCCTTTGCCAGCGTTTGGCGGCTTGACAACAGACTTCACTACTTTGCTGGGTTTTTCCATAAATCACCCCGCGACGGGTAGGTTGAACGCAAACATGCGGAATCGCCGCAAGTCGATATGTATCAGCCCTTGCGGGCTGCGAACTGCTGAGGCGTCATCGGTGTTTCACCGTTGGCCTTGGCTTCTTGAACGTAGAGCTGATAGGCGCGGCTTGCCAATGCTTGGCGGCCCTGCTCGGCCATTCCAGACCCAACAGGCTTATCAACTCCGCCCATGATCGATGCGAGAAAGTTTGTTGCCATTGGGTGCCTCGAATAAAGAAAGCCCCCGGGCCGATTGGCAGCGCGGGGGCTAAGGTGGGCGATGTGCCTACCAAGGAGAAAATTAGTGTTGCGGCGGAACCTCTCGGCTGAAGATGCGCCACGTACCGGGTTGCAGCGACTGGAAATCCCGCGCCGCTTCCTCGCTCTCGAAGTACATGGCCTCCGTCTTTGACTCAAAGGTACTAAGCACAGCCACATATTCACGCGGAGCGCTTTGGTCGATCAGGGCTTGGCGAACAACGTCCGCCATTTCCTCACTGTCAAATTCGCCAATTAGCTGGCTGCCGCCCGAACTAGTCGGCGTTCCCGGATCGTAAGACGTGACGATGTGTCGGATCACCGGACGCGTCCGGAATTCTAAGGTTTTCATTTACTGACTTTCTGACCCCGCAGGGTCGTTGACATTGGCGGATTGCCAATTAGGTGCCCCAGACGCAGAACGATCCAGCGCGTCAGTGAGTGTGTCTGGCGGGTCTGGCTGGGGCGGAACGCAAAAAAGCCGCTCGGGCATTACTGCGCGTCGGCTTTGATTTCTCGGCAGTGACAATTCGACAACTACCTAATAACGTATTTATACCAAATCTCGCGCCGAAGTCAAGCCCAATCTTTAAATTTATTCAATTTTTTCATGTTTTCTTCAGCGGTGATGACTTGAAGATTGTCATGAACGTGCAATCCAGTAGCATTTCTTCCGGCGAGCGGGACGATGTGGTCAACGTGATGCACAACGCCAGTCTGCTTGGTTATGAAGTTTCGCCGCTTGTAAACCTCCATAATCTTGTCGTAATCCACCCATTCGGGGGTAGCCAACCTGACCCGGATAATACGGCGCTCTCGCCCGTTCTTGCTAGCCTCAAGCATTTCCCAGAGCATCCCCTTCTTAGCCGCCGCACGGGTCGCGCGCGCCTTCCACTCTTGCAGGTTCCACGCCATGCCAAATTTCAGTGCCCACGGGTCAGACCCCAGCGCGGCCAAATCATCCAGAACCGCGCGCTCTCCATTGAATGCCTCAAACCAG